CTTGGGAGGAATAATAACATCAAAAGTTGGTCTAGTTGTTCCTGTAGGAACTCCACCAGATACTAAATCTACATTTGCATAAGTATATCCAGATCCTTGATTTGAGACTGTAATGGATTCTACTTGCTGATCATTGTTTATTACTATTGTGCATTCTGCTCCAGAACCATTACCTTTAATTGGAACTCTTGTATATGTTCTATTTGCCGTTCCTACACCAACACCTCTATTTGTAATTGATACGATTTTAATTGATCCATCAACTGCATTATTTCTTACAGATGAATTATTTGTATCAGTTTCCCAATTTGATGGGACTGGCATAAAATTTGTAGATTCAAATTTTACTATATCTGATGGATTGATTGTATATAGATATTTCCAAACGTATCCATCACCACTTGTACCTGCCGATCTTGGTTCTAAGTCAGTAAAAGTTGGTTCATCAATTGATGGTTTTCCAGTTGGATTTTCTGGGTCCATTCCATTTTGTAAGCAAATATAAACTCTATATTCACTATTTAAAACGTAATATGATGAAAAATATAGATTAGTTGAACCTGATACTTGAGCAGTATTTGACACATTATAATCGTGTCTGTACATATCATATTTTGTGCCAGAAGACCACATTCTTTTCTGAATTACTTGTCGTATATCATTTGAAGTAATCTTTTTCAAAGCAATCATATTATCCCAATAATCATTCTCCTCATTAAAATTATCTTTAGGTGAGGGAGGATTTGAATTCCAATCAGTTTGAATGTCTGTCGGATTTGGTAGTCCAATAAAAGAATAATATGTATTCGTAGATGTTGTTACGCCAGATATAAAGTTCTTAGCATTCAATATTCTAATTTGGTCAGTTATAATAGCAGACATTTTTATGGTTTTTTATTTATTTATTTATGAAACATAATTGATATAACCAAGAGGTTTTGTTCTTTTTAAAATAGTTCCTGTAGTTATTCCTGCCGATCCACGTAAATTATACGAATTATAAGATAATTCTTTATTTCTGGATTCAACTGAAACTTTTCCCCAACTAAATTCTCCATAAAAATTACTATATCCAATTCCAATTAATCCATTATAATTTGAAACACTTACAGTTACTTTTGCAACATATGTAATTCCAAAACCAACAGCAGAAGTTTGTGCAATTGATACTGAAGCAACTTGATACACATTATCTAAGAAAGTTGATCCTACACCAACAATAGATCCAGAAGAATTTAAAGAAGTTACACCATTTCCAACATTGGAATTGTAAACAACAAAATAATAACCTGTTTGTATTCCACTAATAGTTGTTATTCCAGTTATTGAAGAATTTCTGAGGAAAGAATTTTTTGAAATAACAAAATCAAATACAATTCCAGTTGAGGCTATTCCAACAGAAGTTGTTGAGATACCTGTTATGATACCAAAATCACCCTCATATGAACTGACAGTATTATTTTCAGTTTTCATTGTTGGTGGTTCAATTAATACCATAGGTATTGTCGTATAACCTAGTCCTGGAGTAGTTATTGTTATTGTTGTCACTATACCAGCAGTTATTGATGCAACACCAACAGCAGTATTTTCTGTTGTAGTTGTTCCAAATCCAATTGGACCTGCAATTGTAACAGTTGGATTTGTAATGTATCCCTGTCCACCATTAGAAATAACAATTGAAGAAATTGTTCCAGCAATTGAAACTGTGGCAGTTGCTGCTGCAGAAACTTTAGATTCTTGAGAAATTAATGTAATATTTTTTTGATAATCTAAATTAGTACTATTTTCATTGATTTGATTAAAGAATGGTCTAATGTTATCAACAAATATAATTGTGCTACCTATACCAACTGAATTTATTAAATATGCAACAGGATTAATCAATGGTTCATATAATATTCTACTTTTTGATATTTTGGTTTCATCAATAATCATATCTTCAGTTTGTTTACACCAAGTAACGGGACGAAGAAGTGTTGCATCTGTGACGTTTCCTGGACCAAAATATGGATTAGTATTTAAAATATTAATTGAATTTATACTTGTAACTATTCTTTCATTTTCTTGTAGAGATGATGATTGTCCAATATATGAATCATATCCAATCGTAAGTTCATCACCAACTTTTACAGTTTCTAATATGTCTCTATATACGACATCAATTTCACCACTTCCTTTATAAAAAATGATCTTTGATGTATCTCCAGATTTTGGAGGTTCTGTGAAAGTTATAATACTTCCACCAGGAAATTGATATCCTTCTCCAGGAACCTGTAGAATATCATTTATAAAAATGAGTAGTGTATCCTCAACATTTACATTTGATCCTTTTGCTGCATATATTGGAAATGGAATTTTATAATATGATATTGTAAAGGTTTTTCTTTTTCCATTAAATAAACTATCAAAGTTATCTAATACTTGAAGTTTTCCAATTGACCAACCAGCAAATTTATCGGTAAATGTTTTTTGTATATTTATTTTAAATTCTTCAAAATTTGAATTAGATGTTGTTGGAATTCCTACAGTTCCACCAATACCAATTGTTAGGATATCATTTTCATTATAACCATATCCAGTATTTTTAATTTCATAATCAATTATACTAGATCCTTGCCCAACAACAATATCAATAGTTGCCTGTGTGCCAATTCCCGATGATGAAGAACTATAAACTAATGGTATATTTGAATATGAAAGTGGAGCATCAAATATGACATATGGTGGATTTGTGAAAGTATACGCAACTCCAGGATTTGTTATTGCAACACCAGTGATATATCCACCATTAATTGTCGCTGTTCCAATAATTGATATGTTTAATATATCGGTAGAAGATGTTCCTACTCCAACTCTAACGGTCTGTAACCCTTGTCTATAACCAGATCCACTATTACCTATACTAATAGATGAAATTGTTCCTGCTGCCGATACAGTTGCAGTACCACCAGCAGAAATTAATGGTTGATATCCAAATCCTGAAGATGAACCTACTGATACAATAATACCACCACGAGGAATAGATGCTGTATTTACATCCGATGCAATTGAAGATGCAGTTCCAGTAAAGGTGATTGATGTAATACCTGCTGGTTGTGATAATGTATAATCATATTGTGATTCTGGTCCCTGGAAAATATCATTAATTAGTATAATTGCATTTTCTGAAGATATTCCAGATATATTTGATCCAGATGATTTTAAATTAAATGTATTTTCCTGTCCATTAAAACTAGATGAGATATCATCAAATATGTAATTTTTATAATAAGTTTCATTTGATGTATTAGATTCACCAGATCTCAAAAAGGTTCTTCCTTGGAATTTTGAATGAATTGAAATTCCTTCCCAATCTCTTTCATCTGGAGGATTTGTGGTTGTTCCATATGGAATATTTCCATATGGAGCTTCAATGAAATTAAGAGTATTATCAACAATGTTATAATTTCCAGATACTTTAGTTACTAAAGTTCCTGTTGAATATCCCGCAACAACCGTTCCTAACCAAGGTCTACGAACTCTGATTCCATTGGTACTTCCTATACCAACTTCATCAATTCTCATTATTTCATTACCAATTTTAAGTAAATTTGATCCAAATAATGATGTAATGTTATCAAGATAAATGATATCATCAGTAGTAAATACTCTATTTGATAGTGTTGTAGTTACAGCAGATGCTACAATTGGAGATTGTATTAAATTGTCAATAGCAATAATAACTTTTGCATTTTGATTTATTGATGTGAATGAGTGTAATGTTTCTCCAATACCAACACTTACAATATTTAATACTTTAGGAATAGGATTTAAAGCATCACTTGCACTTGCTGCGAGTTTAATCTTATTATCATTAACTTTGACTGCATAGACAGATGATGGAAGTTTGCTAGTTGTACCAATACCAACAAAATATGTTGATGCAATTCCAATTGCACCATAAGTACTAGTGCTTATTCCTGGATATGAATATGTAAGATTTTCTCCAGTAACAAAGAAATGATTTGGAATTAATATTGTATCTGAACTTGTGCTTATAATTGAAGAATCAGTACCATCAAAATATCTTTGAAATATTGGATAATTTTTATGTTTTAATTCAAAAAATCTTTTAATATCACGATTAGTTCCATAATAATTTTGATGGTTTGTTTCTAGTGATGAATTATTAAATGATACTACATCTTTATCATCATCTTCATAACGTAAAATATTTGAAAATACTTTTATACCTGTTTCAACATTTTTAAGGGGAGTAAAAGTTAATTGTGTTATTCCACCAACTCTTGCTGTTCCAATTGTACCAATTCCAGAAGAAGTTTCAATATTTGCAAATTCATTAAAATATGTTTCTGTATCATCATCAATGACAACGACCTCTGATAACTGATGTCTATTATTTGTAATATCTGATGCTTGAACTATAAAATATGCCCCATCATAATTATCCAAATAATCTGAAATTACTATAGGTGTAGGTGTTGATGTTGATGCAATTGAAGTTGATCTTGATTCTAATCTAGAATGTTTCAAATCAAAGGTGCCAACACCAGAAAATCCAGTATTTGCAATAGAAACCTGTATCGTATTAATAATTGCAGTTAAACCAATTCCTGAATTTGGAATAAAATCTAATTTAAAATCAGATCCAGAAATGTATGTATTATAAGTTCCCAAACCAGAAGAAGAATTTTCAGTCAAACTATCAGTAGATAGTTGTCCATAATCAATAAATTGTACATCAGAACCATCGTGAATTATACTTATTTCATTAAATTGAAATGGTCCTGTTCCATTATTTGCCCCAATTTCAACCAAAATTTTTGCAGACTGATATGTAGTTGGAATATTGGAAATATTTGTTGTAGTTCCAGAAGATACTATAATACTTGTTGTTGCAAAACTTACAGAATCTCCAAAACTTGTACTTGCAACGGAAGTATACACATCCTTTAAATTGTATGATATTAATGTGACATCATAATCGTTTACTTCATATTTTGTTGGATAAAAATATAATACACCTTCAGAACCCACAATACCAAAATCAAAAGATCCCATATCATACGTAGTTTCAACTCTACCGTATTGGTTAATATGTCCCAATCCAACATCGTGAATTAGCGTAGAAATTAGCAATTGTCTTTGTGATGTATATCTTTTATCTCTTATATAAATGAAATTTTTCTGTGCTCTTGCATCAGTTAATAAAAATCTATGAACCTCAGAATAATTAGTAGGTCTTGGATTGCTATTAAATTGTGAACTGATATCATCTATTGATAAAACTCTATTGCCGATAGATTCAAAATAATCAATTAAGATAGTATTTGAAAATATTATCTCATTGGAAATGACTGATGAATTAATTTCTAATGAATTTTCTCTTACTAAATCAAAATTATAAAAACAATTCAAATCAGCATATCCAACAATATCTGTTATGACATCTATTGTTGCACTTAATGCCTGATTATTTTTTGGATCAAATATGTTTGGTTCTGAACTTTCTAATTGATAATCACTGAATTTTTTAAATCCAGATGTATGATTTAATGTACTTACTGCGTCATTCCAAGTATCATAGTCTACTTTTGATTTTAATGAATATGAAAAATTTTGATAATAATGATTATCTTGTATTCTCTGTAAATTATCATTTAAGAATCCAGCATTTGAATTCCACCCACCATTTATATCTGATGATGAATTTAATTCAAATACTGCATCAAAGTTGTCTAATCTACTAATAATTCCTTGACTCTTTGATGTATACCCTTCTATTATTTCATTGACTACAAATTTTTGATTTGAAATTATTCTTAATTGATCTATTGTAGAATTCCAAGTGTCTACATAACCAGATGCTGATAGTGTTGATACTTTTTCATTTTCAAGAAAATTATTTTTTTTCAAAATAGAATTAAAAATTGGAAAATATTTTTCTGGTATTATTCTTCCTGCAGAATTAATGGAATCATATGTACCTGGAACTTCAGATCCTATTAAGTAATTTGATAGATTATAAGTTACTGTTCCAATATTTCCTCCAATATTTGCGTCAACTGCAGTAATTGTAAATAGAGAATAATTATAATTTTCAGAATTAAAACCTTTACCAGTTGATTCAATTCCAACACTAACATTTTCAATAAGAACCTTATCATTAACTTTAAATGGAAAATCGTTTTCAATACTAAATCCAACAGATAATGTTACTGTCACATCTTTTGATATACTATTAAATTGAATTGAACTTATTCCGACACCATTTGAATTTTGTATTGGAATAATTTTTGGGGTAATGTTATTGAGTCCATAAGTATTTTTTAATATTTTAACATCATTATCACCAAGAGTATATTTTAAATCAACCTCAGATGCAATTCTATTTGTTTTGCCATCAATAACAATTAGTTTTGGTGATACTGTGTATCCTCTACCAAAAGAGGATACTTTTATTGATTCAAATGATGCTAGAGGTTCAACCTTTATAACCTGTGGCATCTGAACAGATGGTTTAACTGTAAAATCGCAAGGATAATCAAATCCAATATCATTAATTTTTGTGCTATTTACTTTTCCTATTGATTTACTTGATGCTTCTAAAAGTGCTCCATATCCATCTGTAGATGTAATATTCGTGAGTGTTGGGAGAGTATAATAATTTTTACCTTTATTTGTAATTTCTACATTTGAAATTGTACCAGAACAATTTTTAGAATTCGTTTGGTATTCTAGTTTTGAACTGGATGAAGAATATAAATCTGCTTCTAAAATTTCCCCAGAAGTGTATGTAAATGATGTGGATGATGCAACTGAAACTTGATATTCTCCATTATATTTACTTTGATGTATTTGTATTTCATTATTTGAATGTATAGAATTATCTACAACTATTTCTTGTTTTGTACTTGGAAGTTGATTTTCATAGATTGGATTTAATTT